GTTAGACCGTAGTGGCCCCCTAAGGTGGGGGAGCCATTCCGTGGCCGACCTTTGGTTGTCGGAACCTCCTGTATCCATTACAGGTACTGATGATCATCGGGATCACTCCGTCTATATTAAGGATAGATCCTTAGTCCATCCACTAGCGTCGGGGGCACCGAGTGATTATGCCGGTGTACCCGCGGCAGGGCCAATATGCATAGGTATTTTGGCCAAGCCGGCTGAGTCTAAACTCGGATCCGAAGATACGGACCCATCGAGATCTGGTTGAGTATTAAAATCAACTAACTCTTCTCGTTGCGCTACCATCCTGAATATCTGTGGTGCTTTTGCCCAATCAGTTACTCGGTTTGTAAGTAAGTATGCAACATGGCTAGAGGGTTTTGACATGTTCAATTGAACATTTGGCTTCCCTATAGAGATCAGACCATCAGGAGACTCATTTAGTAGTCTCCTTACGGTAATGACAATCATGAGCTGATTTCGTAAGAACTCAGCGCCTTGATTGGAGGTAGTAATGGTTAGCTCATCACCCGACCTAGGTCGGATTGCAGCTATAAACTTACTCAAAGTCTTCAATTGGAAGATTACTCTTTCAAACGGAGACTCTCCTCCTTCGATCTGGTGTGGACCTATCCCTTTTAAAGCTCAAACATGGGATAGGACTGTAGTATATCCACACGCCAATGAGGCTGGGTGAGGTATTGTTGGATTAGTCCAACCCTTAACCCGGTACTCTTCCATTGCGGACATTAAATACAGATGTCCTGTGGGAGAGAAGAGCTCCTCGTGTAGGGTCACTTCTTTGGAAAAGTACCAATCTACAACGGTACGTTCCGAGAGCTCGAAGATCTTGTCTTCCTTAAGGAAGCGTTTTTCAAGATCTCACACAGACTCCCTAACTAACTCGGAGGCTTGGAGGATCTGCCAGTAGTACATGGCGTCCTCGATACCCTTTTTATCAGACCATTTACACGGCTCTATAGTCGCGTCAATTCCGTCTGCGAAGACTGACAAGTTCTGCCCCATTAGTGGGTAGGACAGAACAGTCTTCAAGTGAGTTAGATAGCTAATCCCTTTCTTGTCGAGGCGATGTAAAATCGATAGACTTGAAAGGAGACTCAGGTCTGGCACGATTTCACGTTTCCTCATCTCTATAAGGAGAAGTGGAAAATCCCGTCAATTGCGGGACGCCATCCGTATAACGAATGGTGGGAATCGTGACGCATCATGTCCATTGATGATGATCCGGGAACAGAACTCTGTGATAGAGTCCGACCCAACCGGTATCTTGGATTTGAGATCCTGGATTTTTACGTCCAGAGTATCATATTGTCTTCGGACTTCCTTCATAAGAAGTTCATCCGCAATAACCAAGTCATCACCCACTATCGCATACATATCTTTGATATGCAGATTCCTGACATGCTCCTTAGGGAGCAGGCTTCAGCAATAGTGTATAAATGCATGATGAGCGAGCGAGGCAATTGCGAAACTTGCCTTAGAACCCATAGGTTGACCCACCTTATATCTGACGTACTGGTTGGACTGCCCGACTTTATAGTCGCGGTAGGTCATAAGAACCTTCCAGTGTCGGCCAGTCCCAGACCCCAATAGGGAGTCAAGAATAATTTCTTGAAGTTCTATGGGGAAACGGTCTGTCCAGTTGCTTAGGTCCAATGATCATGTTCTTTTCATTGTCCTTATTTTAGCAACTCCTTCCGAATGGTTTCTTAAGAAATCAGTATGGAAGAACTCAGATTTAAGGATATGTCTTATAAGCTCCTCTATAGGAGCTAGTAAGACGTTAGTCCAGTAGTCTACCATTGCCACTACCCGATTCTTATTTAATTGATCGGGGACTTGGGCTATCTTACCCAAGTTTGTGTATTTTGCCTTTCCTTCTCGCTCCGTTAATGGAGCTTTGGATAGGGCATCCACATAGTCAGCAAGGAGCTTGTTGCCAGTAATGGCACACAGGCCCCTGTAGGCTTCTCTAAGAGGAGGTACTTTCATCAAGAGCTGGGCTTCAGTGTGAGCCGACTCAAGTGTTACCTGTCCATTGGGACCATTAGTCATCCTCGTACGAGGAAGAGCTAATAATTGGTTCCGATCATAATCTTTAGGCGTCATGAAGTGTTTATCCTTCGTGATAAACTGCCTGAAGCTCTTAAGCCATCCACCAAAGTTACTTTTCCTTTCTCTACAGAAAGGATCAGTGATGGAAGCGATATCAAATTCGGGTCTCATCTCGCTTAAGCGAGGTAGAGCAAGTAGAGTTTGCAAGGCCTGATAGGCCTTAACTCAGTTTTCTTGCCGGGTTTGTATTAGTCTTATAAGAGGAACTAGTTCCTTGAATATGACTAGGTAGGGAGTTCCCTTTACTGTGGCCGTAAAGGCCAAAGGATCAGGATTCCTTCCCTCCGCTACAAGAATGGTATAGTTGGTTCTTTCCTTCCACTTTTTGGACCCTTGGGTAATACCGTGGTGTTTGATTAGGAATTTATACTGGAAAGAAACCTCACTAAGCGACCTTGCATAGAAATCTTTAGAGATTTCTTGGTTGCGGAAAATGGACTGTAATACGAAGAGATATACTTCACTGAAGCTACCCGTGTCCACACATGGATACGGGGGGCACTCCGGCTTTTCGATACTCTTCTTAGATCCTTTACCTGCTGCAGAAGGGGTATAATGCCCCTTTTTGGTTGGTATTAAGGCCTCTATGGCCTTAAGGATGGATGGGTCCTTTACGGACTTTATAAGTCTGTTAAGCCTTGTGGCCTCTCTAGTTTTATTAGGAGTTGTCATGAGAATCTAAGTCTAAGGTAACCCGCGCATTCGCGCCCCGCCTGTTGACCAGTACCTTTCGGGGTACTCACAGTGTAACCTAGCCGTATGGCTAGCAAGCACTCGGAACGGAGTCCGCACTTGCTTACCTAGCAAGTAATGACTATTCG